TATGCATGGTTATTTTTTTAAAAGCATCGTTTTACTAAATGCTGAAAAACTAACAATCGACGCCCAATCTGCATTAAGACGGTGTATAGAAAAATTTAGTGCACATACAAGATTTTTTTTTGTTTTAGAAAATAAATCTACCATATTGAAACCTATATTATCTAGACTTTGTGAAATTTATGTAAATGATGTTAGTTTAAAAAAAGATTTATATTCAATTAAAATTGATCAATATAAATGTTCATCTTTAAGATTAAATTATTTAAAAAAATATTTAGAAACTACTTTTAAAAAAGATAATAAATATATAGATGCAGTGGAACATTTATACGAAAAAGGATATAGTTGTATAGATTTAGTAAATAGTATTCAAAAAATGGATATTGATGAAATAAAAAATTTACAAATAAAAATTTATTTCGACAAAGTTAAAAAAGAATTTAGAAATGAAAAATTATTATTATTAAATTTATTAAATTTTTTACGTTCTAGTTATAATTTAGAAAATATTGTTTTTATTTAATGGACGATTTTAATATCACAAGTTTACATGATTCAAAAAATGAATGGTGTGTTCGTTTAATTAATGTTTTAACACCCTTAGTTATAGAAGGTATTCAATCTATATTTAAAGAAGCATGTACACTTTGTGAACAAAATGATGAAGAAGAAAAATACTTGATGACCTTTCAAAATTTAATTTCAAGAATTCCAAAATGGAATCAGGTTTTAGTTAAAGAAGAAACAGATAGAATAAAAACAAAAAGCAATTGTTCATATCTAGAAGATTTAATTAGTTGTGTACACATAATTCAGTTAAAAACTTTGGCTTGTGTTAGAGTTGGAAAAGAACAAAAAAAAATTGATATCGCGATACCATCGTTAGACGATTTTATTCACAAAACATATATCAAGGTAGCTAGAAAACTATATACAAATGTATATTTATTTGAGACAAATGTTCCTGGTTTAGAAAAGCAAAAATTAAATCGTGAATTTGAATTGGTTGTTAAAGAGTGTATTATGAATACTATAAGAGATAATATACCAGTCGAAGGTTTGTTGCGTGCTTATATCGATGAAACTGAAGAAACAGATGTAACTGAAAAAGAAGAGATCACAAGTGAAGTCATTGAAGCCCCATCATCATTACCAGTACCACCAACACCACCAGTGACACCAATGGTCAATTTATCATCGTCAACATCAACACAAGAATCAGTACAAGTACCAGTATCAACACCACCACAAGAAAAGGTAGAAGTAACACAAGAAAAACAACCATCTAGTGTAGCATCTGTTGAAAATATAGTATTAGATATTAATACAGAAAAAGCAGATGACCCATTAAAATCAATAACAACAGAAAAAACTCCGGAATCTCAAATCACAATTAAAGATCCAGAAGAAATTAAACAAGAAGTGCCTTCTTTAAATTCTTTAGCTGAAATAAGTAATGATATAGAAAAAGATACGAATATTACATTTAATACTATTGGGGAAGCATTAGATATTAATGGTGAAAAAGAAAAATTTAATCCACTAGATCAACCTGAACGAACAACTGATTATTATGCAGACGATGATGATGACGATGATAAATTAACTATTGGAGATTCAATATCTTTGACTGATATTACTGACGATTTATCTTTAGAAGTTTCTGATAAAAAACTAACTACACCAAATATATTAGACGTTGAGGTATTAAGTTAATTATGCGTTTTATTTAATGCATAATTATTTTAATATACATTAAATGGATAATAGTTTCTATTATGCTGGTTGTATTTCTGTCATTTTTTTTATTTTAAAAGCAGTCGAAACAAAAATTCTTCATAAAAAACAAGTAGACTTTAAATATTTATTAAGAGAAACTGTATTAATTTGTTTTTGTAGTATAGTAGGTATTTATGGGTGTAACAATTATGCAGGTATATCAAATCTATCTAATACTATAAAAAAAGCAGAAGTATTTATAGATAAACCAGGATTTTAATATTATTTATGATATAAAATCATATATAATATATTAATATTTCGGAATACTATCGATATCAATCACTCTTGTTTTTTTATTAAGTTTTTTCTTTCCTATGATATAGGTTTTAAAACACTCGCGTTCTAATTGTTTTTCTGGTATATGATTATGAACCGTTCTACTAATCATTTTATAAAGTTTAAAATCTGGGTATCTTTCTTCTCCATTTTTTTTATATAAAATATTGCGTCCCTTATCATCTTTACACCAACTTTTAATTACTTTTTCAATATCAATTTCGTCTTTATATGATTTACTAGTATGTTCATCCTCTTCGTCGTCATCATTATCTATAAAATCATACAGTGAACATGCTAATCTACATAAATCAAAACTATAATTTGGTTCGCATACATTTTTATTTTCATTTAAATAAGGACCAAAATTGTATTGACTAGCCGCATCACCTTCATCACTAAAGCTATCACTACATAATAAATTACCTCTAAATTTATAAATGGCTCTTCCAAAATCAATTATTTTATATATTTTACCAAAAGTAGGTACTCTATAATATTTTTCATTAACTTTATAATACAAATATTTTTTTTCAGTTGAAATATACATTACATTATTTGTATGAAGATCATTATGAGTAAAAGAAAAAGCCTTTTGATATGTTATTAAGGTCATTATAATTTGTAGAATAATAGATTCTAACTCTTCTTCATCTAAATCACTATTATTCATTAAATAATTATCTAATGTATTTTCACATTTTTCGGTACATACTAATTGTACTGGAAATTTTTGAATAGATATATTTAAAGTTTCGTCTTCGTCATCAGACTCTTCTTCGCTATCAGAAAATTCACAATCACTATCTTCGTCACTTTCTTCTTCTTCTTCATCGCTATTTTCAACAGATTTATCGGTATTCGATGATCTTGAAGAACATTCTGAACCAGAATCATCGTCATCACTACATTCTGGTTTTTTATCATATACAATACTATTACTTATATCATTAGATTCTAGTGTAGTTTCATCAACTGCTACCGTTGTGCTTTTACTTTCAAATAACTTATCTAAAGTTTCTATTTCCGCGGTATCAGATAATTCTAATACTGGTTCATCATCTAATATATCAATTGCCTCTTTTTTACTTCTAGTATCTCCTTCATTTAATTTTTCATAAAAGGTTTCATCCACCATAAATAATTCATTAATATTATCGTTAAAAAATGATGATTTTGTTAAATATTCAACATCATCTACAATGTCTACAATAAAGTTATTTTTGTTACATAGATAACTTCCATAATAATCTACACCATGTAAAAAATAATGAGAATGAAGTAATTTACTAGTTAAAAAAACAAAAAAACCATCTATATACGAAGCATTGTTTTGATTTAATAATTTTTTATGAGTTTCCGATTCATTTGATTTAAATTTAGGAAGAGTAAATAATTCATTATTTGAATTATCATATTTACCAAGCATATATTTTACAGGATCTAAAAGAGGTGCATATTTAAAAAATACATCTACAGAATGTTCATTGTTTTTTTCATCTACAATACTAGCACTATATGTATTATAATTTTTGACATCTTTCAATGAATTTAATGAATAATGATGTTTTAACACTAAATCATTACTTATTTGATCATTTAACTCAAAAAATCTATCATATATTGGTATATAACTTTGAATATCTTCTATTTCTAAACTATCTGTTTCGGATAAATTTTTTAAAGTATCATTATTACTTTTTGTATAATTTAATTCAAACATTATAATCTTTTAGTATATAAATTTAATTTTATTTAAACTTATTTAAAAAACGCGTATATTTCTGTTTTTGTTTTTCTAAATATTTTTTATGACATTAGAGTTAAAAAAATTTGATATGAGAAAAATCAGTTTTAAACCCGATGAAAATAAAGGACCTGTAATTGTTTTAATTGGTAGACGTGATACAGGAAAAAGTTATTTAGTTAGAGATGTTTTATATTATCATCAAGATATACCAATTGGAACGGTAATATCTGGAACAGAAGCCGGAAACGGATTTTATTCCGAACATGTTCCTAAACTTTTTATTCACGATGAGTATAATTCAGCAATCATCGAAAATATTTTAAAGAGACAAAAACATGCATTAAAACAAGTAAAAAGAGAATTAGAAGCATATAAAAAATGTAAAATAGATCCTAGAGCATTTACTATATTAGACGATTGTTTATATGACAATTCGTGGACAAAAGATAAAATGATGCGACTCCTTTTCATGAATGGTCGTCATTGGAAAATTATGCTTATTATTACAATGCAATATCCTTTAGGTATTCCACCAAATCTAAGAACTAATATTGATTATGTTTTTATTTTGCGAGAACCTTATATTGCTAATAGAAAGAGAATTTATGAAAATTATGCAGGTATGTTTCCTACTTTTGAATCTTTTTGTCAAGTTATGGATCAATGTACAGAAAATTTTGAATGTTTAGTAATTGACAATAATGTAAAATCTAATAAACTACATGATCAAATTTTTTGGTATAAAGCAGAACCACATGGTGGATTTAAATTAGGCTCTAAAGAGTTTTGGGATATTTCAAAAGATATTAACTCCGATGATGAAGATGAAATATATGACCCAGATAGTACAAGAAAGAAAAATAGTGTTAAAATTAATGTTAGAAAATCAAGATGGTAAAAGTAAATTTAATTTAAAAATATAAATTGAAATAAAAAAACAAAAATAAATAATTGAAAAACAAGTCAAGATGAATCGTCCCTATTCACCAACCACTGTGATGACGAGTGAACTTCCTCAATTTATTTCAAATGTAATAGATATAAATGGTTTTCATTATGCTGCTGATCAAGGACTTACATATGTGAAAAATAAATTAAATAAACATTCTGTTAATGCTGGAGAAATTATGTTAGAATTTTATAATTGTGTTAGCGTTGAACTTGAAATGCAAACAAATTTGTTTTGTATCACTGTATTGGTTTTAATCAATAAGAAAAATTCTTTAAATGAAATAAATGATGAAATTTACGACAACTTAATGAATTATACTGTTACTAAATATAACACGTTTTTGGAAACTGTATAATTTATTTTATATATATATAATGACGAGTTTATTTGAGGTTGATCTTAGCCAAAACGAAAATGGCGAAGATGCATGGGGTATTTATAATAGTACTACTAATCCAGATAGAAGCGATTATTATTCAACCATTTCAGGAGAAATAATTGCACTTAAGGAAAAAACAGACAATAGTTTAAATCTTTTTTATTATGATATTAATTCTTCTTTAAAAAATTCTAAAAATGAATTTATTGCAAAAAAATTAAATTTAACTAATAATATTTTTAAATTTATAAATGGTATTAAATGTATTAATGCTATATCACAAGTAAACATTGTTTACTCTAATGGTAATAAATATGTTTTCAATAATTCTTTAATTTATAATAATTTATTACAGTATGGATTATATAATGGTAGTTATATTTTTTCTAATATTTCAGAAAATCATCCCATGGCTATCTTAAATAATCAAAAAAGTAATTTAATATCATATACAGGAGATCAAAACAAATTATTAACAAAAGATGTTGACGGAGTATTTTATGATTTTTACTATGGTGATATAAATGTTCAGGTTTATGGTGATTTTGATGTTGTAAGTATATATTGTTTTTATCATGGTTATATGGGTGGAGAAAATCTTTTAATTTATACAAGTTCTTGTAAAATTGAACAACCAGAACCTGAACCCGAGCCAGAGCCAGAACCTGAACCCGAGCCAGAGCCAGAAC